TCTTCTAATTCGTTTCTTCTTTTGGCATCTTTATAGTCAAGGTATGCTTTACCAACTGAAGCAGCTGTATCAACTACACCTTTATATTCTTTGTAAGTGTCAGCAGCTTTTTTAAAAAAATCTAATACTCCCATAATTCTAATTCCTTGATGTGTGATTATATACTAAAATCGCAGGGATTCTACCTGAACTTACCAGTTTACTTAATTTTTTAGCCATCGTCAATATCTTATAAATCACCACTGCCGGCTCCAAGACCTAAACTAGCTACCTTTATATGTACATCTCTTCTAATATGCTCTCTTTGAGTGTCTGTATTAGGGTCATTTACATCATCGTCAGCCTCTTGATCTGACATGTATTCTTGACCTGTTTGAGTGTTAGTTAAAGTAACTTCTACTTCAGGTGTTATAACGTGGGTTCTTTTCCCATCTATCTTTTTGTATTCGCTTTTAGCTTCTTGTTCTATAAAAGGCATAATTCTCCTATTGTCTACTAGTTTGTAGCACTGCAGCAGTCATCTTTATAACATTAGTTTGTGTCGTTTGCATCTTTATTTTATCCCCTGCTTCTAGGATAAGTATGTTATTAAAGGTCAATACATCGACCCCATCACTCGCTGTCACATTGGCTACGTCATATTCAAAATCAGTAGTGCTAGAAGCATCAAATATCTTAATAGTTACATCTAAAGCACTTCCATGAGTATTAAACAGCTTTATTGTTTTTACAATAGAAGTTGTCTCACTTGGTGATTCATACATATCTACATCAGATCCTGATGCATTAATTGTCTTTTGAATATTTTTATATACGTTAGCCATTATGACATAAAGAAATTAAATCTTTCTTGGTTCTCCTTTTCTTGGGTTAAAAACGTAGAATTTAGTTGTTCAATTAAAGAGGTAATAGTTCTGTTTATTTGTCTTTGATTGTCTTCTGTATATTCTTTTCTAGGTTCTGGTAATCTTACTACTATTTTTGTCATTATCTTCTCCCGTCTGCTTGAACGTCTACTTGGAAAGTACCATATCTCCACTTCTCTCCAGAGTTTTCATTTTCTATTTTTATATTTGCATACCTTCCTCTTGCTCTAGTATCAAATTTTGTTGAACTAGACGTAACACTAAATGGACTATATTTACTCGTGCTTGCAGTGGATGCAGGAAAATCTTTTAGTCCTACAGTTACTTTAGCTGTACCATCTAATGTTTTAAAATCAGGAAAGAATCTTCTCATGGCTAAGAAAAACTCACCCATTCCTGCACTTGTTTGAATTGCAAAATCATATGATTGTACAAAAGAGGTTAGAGCTGTTGTAGTACCATCAGGATTAATTTGATCTGTGCCAACCTCATGTTCAAAATAAACTGTTTGACCTAAACCATCAGACCCTACGATACTTGGAAATGTTCCTGTAGAAGAAACATTAAATTGTGTTGCATGTGGTCTTGGATATACCACTGAGTCAATCCAAGTTGTTCTAATTGAGTTTGTATTTACTCCTGTATACCAAACACCCCCTGCAGTTTTACCTGACTCTCCATAATTATATACAACATATCTATCGTTGTATGCTGAATTAGATGTAGGATAATACCAAACAACTTCTGTAAATAGATTGTTTATACCAGCACAAACTTGTTGACCTTTTGTTGTATCAAAGTCATCAAACACATAATCTTCTACCATGCAAGGTAGTGAATTTACTGTACCATCAAATGCAAAGAAACCATTGTTACCAATCCAGTAAGCAACACCATCTATTTCACAACATGCGTTTTGACCAATTAATCCACAGTTGGTACCTACTTGTTCAAATCCAAAAGTAAATGGCGCACCAATAAATTTCATGGTGTACAAAGCATTGTCGGTCCAAACTAAAATGTTTTCTTTTGCAACAATAGCTCCCATAATTTTTGTACCATCTTGTAATCTTTGTGAACCTGCACTGTTTTCTGCTGTAGGTGCATATACATTTATTTGTTCTTGGTTAGAAAATCTTATAAACATATCGTCTTGAGTTGTTGGATCACCTATCGTTGTTTCTGTTCCAAAATGAATTAAGTGTCTAGTAGTTGGAGATATTAAAGTTAATCTTGTTGCTGTTGGGTTTCCTTCGTCTCCTGATATTGCTGTTACAAAATTTGTAGTTAGTGTTGATGCACGTGTTGTAAAATTTGCAGCAATAGATGAATCCCATGTAAATGTTTTACCGTTTGAAATAGTTGCAACTAATACTTGACCAAAGTTACTTAGTGACCAGAGGCCTGGTTCTAGTGTAACGCTTGATGCTGCAACAGCATCACCCCAGTTACCCCACTCTGTTGCATCTTGAACTGTTGTGTTGGTAGAATGCGCTTGACCATTTGATGTCCCAGGAGTTGCTGTTCCTTTTGCACCTCTAGTAATTCCTAAAAATTGTGTAGAATTTTTTGATGTGTATGTAATTAATTCTGCGTTTGGTACTGTGCCAACAGCTATAGTTCCTGCTGCTGCAAAACCTGTTGTACTATCTACTGTCACTGCTGTACCGGACCCACCTGTACCAGCTGTATCTGCATTCAATGAACCATCTAATTCTGTGCTTTGTGATCCTGTTATCGTACCACCATAATTACCAATACCAAAACCATAACCATAAGATTGTGCTGATGGTCCTACTGCTTGATAAGGGTTAACTGTGCAAGAACTTCCTGATGTTAGGTCTGAACCACCTCCATTAGCTTCTGCTGATGGTGATGTCACTGTAAACGTTGTAGAACTTGGAACAGTTATTACTTGACAAAGTTTATCTTCAAACGTTGAAGCTGCAATGCTAGAGCCTGTTGGCATTGTTACTGAATCTAATTCAACAATATCTCCTATCTCTAAACCATGATTAGTAGATGTAGTAATTGTTACTGCAGTGCCTCTAGTTGTGCTAGTTGTTATAGTTGAACCTGTAAACTGTATTTGTGCCCCTGCATTATCACTTCTATAAGGAGTAACATCATATAATTGACCTTCAAAATATATAAGTAAAAATTTATCTGTACCTATTGCAACATATCTATTACCCTCTAAATCAACAAAAGCGTGTTGCTTTCTTGCGACTCCACAGATTGTATCTGAAAGTAATGATTGCCATCCTCCTACTTTTTCAGGAAGACTATATCTCCATCTAGTATTATCGGAATCAACCCATCGGTCTGTTGCACCAACACCTGTGTCTTGTTTGTCGACACCTGGTTGAAATTTCATTTCAAAGAGAGCCATCTGTTAAGCTCCTTATGCTGTATTAGTTTTATATGCCCAACCTCTAGTGGCATCTACATATACTAAAGTTATTGATTGACCGTTTGTGTTTAAAACTAAATCAGATGTACCTGTGTTAATGGGTGAACCATTTCTACCTATTGTACAATTGTTTGAACCCCAAGTACCTCTTGTATCTAAAACACTAACCTCATCTCCAACACTTGGTGATGCTGGTAAGTTTATTGTTATTGGGTTGGCTGTTGTGTTAGCAAAAATTTGAGCTCCTGCTACCGTTGTGTAAGGACTATTAGAATCGGTTATAGTTGCATAACCTTTTTCAATTATAGACACTACTGTTTCTGTTCCATTTGATTTACAAAGAACAGTTGCTCCCGGTGGTATTTGTGTGGTGCTACCACTAGCTGTTAAAACACCTAGTGTTCTATTTGATGTACCTCTAACAGTATCATCTTTCATAATCCACACTCTAGTTACACCAGAACCTGATGGCATAGTAATTGTTCTATCTCCTGCCAGTGTTCCGTGTAATCTTAAATATGCATTTTTACCATTTGATGTTGCACCATCAGTTAAAAGTAGCGTGACACTTGCTCCTGCCATATCTACATCTAAAGCTCCTGACGATGACTGTTCTAATATTTGTAGGTTAGTATTAGTAATACCACCCCATTGACCAGCTTTTTCGCCGGTTGATATGATTTCTAATTTTATATCTGATGAATAACTTGATGCCATAATTTTATACTCCTGGATCTATTGGTGTCCAGACCATGTTTGCTCCTGGTATTATTTCACTCCATGTTATAGCTTGTGCCGTACCTGTAGCAAGCGTAAAGGTGCTGCCTGTAGGTGAAACATTAGCTTCTCCTGTTACTGTAACAGTTCCTGAAGAAATTACAACCTGATTTCCACTAGGTGTTATATCAGCATTTGCGCTAACTGTAACATTACCAATGGCTATTGCTACCTGAGAACCAGTGACACCAAAGTTAGCATCTCCTTGAATTGTTAAACTACCAAACCCTAAAGTAACTTGGTTTGGATCAGGTATCTCTGTAATAGAATCAGCTACAATACCAGGATCGCCAATGCTAATAGTAACCTGATTTCCTGTAACCGCAAAAGTTACATCGCCATCGGGTCCTGATGTAGCGAATGGTAATGCTGCTATTGCGTCAAATCCTAAACTCATAAATAATCCTTAAAAGGGAGCTGCGTGGTATGTGGTGGTGACACAGCCCCCATCTAAGAATTATATCATCGTTTAAACCAAGAAGGAAGACCTAAATGTGGACGTTTGTCGAACATATTATCTTTAGCCCCTGGGGTCTTACGATTGTTATAATGCAGAAAAACTTGTACGCATTCTTTGCCTTTGAATTTTTCTCTCCAATGTTCTAGCTCACAGCCAGAATAAACTAGCATATCTCCTGGTTTTAAATCTACTCTAACACCCTTGGTATTATCAGATACATATCCAACACCTGGTTTAACACCACCTTTTTTAGGATCTGGTTCTAAATAAATTGGCCAATCATCGCCACCCAAATTCATAGTAGTAGATATCTCACAACTAAATCTATCTTTGTGTCTTTCTAATACATCACCTTTTTTGTATATTCTTGCATATGTGTAAGCAGGGTATAATTTTAATCCTGTTACCTTTTCCATTTCTGGTTGGCATTTTAACATCAATGTTTCCATAGCAATGTCTGCATAATGAGAATAAGTATTTGGTATTTGATTATCATCATAAGATCCTAATATATTTTCGAATGGTGAAAAGTACCTTGCTTGTTTACAAGTATCTAAAACTTGTCTTTTCATTAAAAAATAATTTGCAACAAAAGCTGCTAAATCTTTTGATATTGCTTGTCTGATTACTGTATACTTTTTCTTTTTAAACATCTTTAGCCATTTCTTTTGGTACTGCTTGTATATTCCAATGTATAAATCTAAATGGTTCTATACCAAAATCTACAGCATATTCGTGTTCTAAGTACCCTGGAAATATAATTAATGTTCCTGGTTTAGGTTTTAAATGAAATTGTTCGTGACCTGACCATACACCTTTTAAGTCTGGTTTCATTTTTAATTTTGTACATCTTGCACCAGTCTTTGGTTCGTGAAATATAGGGTAAGAAGTTTTATCACTACACTTTAAAAAGTAAAAACCTGATACGTGTTGGTTCCAATGTATGTGTGCTGAGTGGTGTCCGCCACCTTTTTTAGCAAACTCTTGTACCCATAGCTCACTAAACATAGTTGTGTATTGAGACATATCATAACCTTGGTGATCTAAATACTCCCAAGATTTTTGACCAATGTAATTTCTAAAATCTAAAAAGTCATTATCTCTCGTCAATGGTGTTGAATGAAACGATCTACCAAAGTCACCATATTCTTTAATATATTTTTTCTCTCTATTTTTTGCTTCTTTAATATATTTGTTACTTGCTTTATTTAACGATTTAACAAACTCTGGTTTTTCCTCACTCCATATTACAGTTGGAAAATAACTATTTATGTACATTTTTTAAAACTGAAAACAGACTTGGTTTTTCTTTAACAAGTTGTTCGCATAACTCCTTTCTTTCATTTAATTTATTAATACACTCCTCAAATTCTTTTTCAAGTGTTTCCTTATTAAACCTTCCGTATTTAATTATAGATACTTCATTTGTAGGTGCCCAATGCATACCCGCAGCAATGCAATGTAGTCCTCCTTCACTGCCAAATTTAAAATCATATGTTTTTTGCCATACAGCTCTATTCATACCACTTAAACCAACTGGTTCTAAATTTATTAAACTTTTTTCCCAAGACTTATTGTTACAGTTTTTCCAATAATCGGTATCGTTTCTATGAGATAAAGCATAATGTAATGCTACAAATTCAGAAAATTCTTTAAACATATGTTTACATTGATAATTAAAATTATCTCTATCCCATTGTGATATTTTATCTCTTTGTAAATTTAAAACTAATCTAGTTAAAAATTCGTGAACGGTGAACAAACCATTACTTTCTAATGGTTCTATAAATCCAGCAGACAATCCAATTGCCACTACATTTTTTACCCATAACCTATTATGTATTCCAACCCTCATTTTTATTTTTTTAAATTCTAAATTTTCTTGACCTAAATGGTTTTTAAATTGTTTTAATGCTGTTTCATCATCCACAAATTTACTTGAGTATACATACCCTGTTCCAATTCTTGACCACAAAGGTATATTCCAAACCCAACCATTTTCTATAGCAGTGCAATTCGTATAAGGAACTAATTCTTTTTCTTTATCTTTATATTTAATTCTTGTAGCCCAAGCAGAATCATTTGGTAACATATCAGAGTATGATTCAAAAGGTTCTTTTAAAGTTTTATCTAATAACAAAGATTTAAACCCAGTGCAGTCTATATATAAATCTGCTTTATATTTGTTATTTAAAGATGTAATTCCATTTTCATCTTGTTCAATAGAAACAACATCGTCAAGAATGTGTTTTATTTTTTTACAATAATTATTTTTTAACCAAAGACCAAACTTTGTTGCATCAAAATGATAAGCTCTTTGCACTTCATTTATGTCAAATTTGTTTTGATTAACATAAGCCATTTGTAAAGGAAAAATACAATCAGCGTAGTCTGAACAAGGAGTTTTTGGATATAACATTTTTTTAAACCACCAATCGTTTGTTCCTGCTCTTGTTCCTCCTGTAGCCGGTTGTCCAAAAGGATAATGAAAAGCTTCTCCTTTTTTATAAAAATCTGTAAATTTTATACTTAATTTATAACTTCCATCTACGTGTTTTATGAAATCTTTATCTTTAATTTTAAGTAGTCTCATCCAATCTGTGATCTGTGCAATAGTACTTTCACCTACTCCTACGGTAGCTATATTTTTAGATTCTATTAATGAAATTTTATGTTTAGGAAATTGAGATTCTAAAGTAGCTGCAGTCATCCACCCTGCACTTCCACCACCTACAATTAATATTTTCATTTAAATGGCTTTCCTAAATGCCATACTACAAGACTGTATCTTGTGCCTGCTGTTACTGGTTTAACTCTATGCCATACAAAACTAGGAAATACAATAATAGATCCTTTTGGTAATATCTCTTTACATTGTATTCTATGTTTTGATTCGTCTCTCATATGTGGATCATAGTTTCTAAAATCAAATTCTAATTCACCACCTTTGTATTCTGATCCATCTGTTAACTGACAAGTCATCGATAATTTTCTAATTCTGCCGTGCTCTGGATTGTTAACATCGTCTCGTTGATAAGGTTTATCCCAACTATCACAATGCCAATCGTAATATTGATTTAATTTATATTTTGTAAATTGACAAGATTCCGATCTTTCCCACTCAAAATTCCAACCTGCCATTTCATTTGCTCTGTGCACATATGGATGTAATTCTTTATATATCCAAGTGTCATTAAGCCATACTAGATCAGACTTTCTTTTACGTTGTATATTCTTAACATCTTCTTTTGTTAATTTTTCTTTGTTATAACCACCGGTTCTAGCTAACACTTCTTTTTGTTTATTAGCGTATGCTATAACATCGTCACAAAATCTAGGTGTTAATGCACCACTAAAATACCAATAATAATTAGATATATTCATAAGTTATAGTTTGCACAAAATTTAAACTATCTTTTTGATTATTAGTTAAGTAATACATATTAGTTGATGGAAACATTATAAATTTATTATTTTCTAATGGTATGTCCCAGCTTCTTCCTTTACGTCTATTATCTTCATAATGTATTCTGACCATACAATCTTTAACTTTTACACCATACAATAGTGTAAAATCTGGTGAGTTACGTAAATCTACTGGATCAATATTAAGTAATGGTGTTGTAGTTTCCGCAGGTTTATAAGTGTTACCCCACGTTTCTTTGTTCACTAAACCTATACCATATTCAAGACCAATGTGATCTCGCATATATGTATTTAACATATCCCAAGTTCTTGAAAATGGAAAATTTTTGTTTTGAATTATTGATTGTAAAATGTCACTTGATAATTTATCTCGGTCAATGTCCCAATCTTTAGGCATTGCCACATCACCATAATATAGAGCTTGCTCTGTTAATACTTTCTTCTGCATACCACCACCATTTTTAATTTATGCTTTTGCGTCTGTCAAGTCCCAAGATTGATCAGCTTCATTCCAAACGTAATACCAGCCGTGAGTATCTGCTTCATTTTGTGATTTTTGTTCGGCTGTTAATGCAGGAGGATCACCTATTGGTGATTTCCAAGATGCAGTTGTAGTATCTTTTACCCAAGATGAAAAAGGTTTTTTAGGCCAAAAGATATTGTTATCTTCATCCCATTCATAACCTATACCTGCGTAGTTTCCTCTAAATGCTTTTGAGTTATCGCCAGAGTTATGTTTATTACCAGATGTATTATATGAAGTTTGAATCCACATTTGTGCAGGCCAATTATTGTGATGTTCTAAATATTGTTGACCTACTGATTCATCTTCAACACCATCAGCATTTAACATATCTTTGTTATCAAGTGTTAATACTTGAATAACTTTACTGTTAGCTCCTAGTTTTGCAAAATGTGCCATAATGTTTCTCCTTATATATTAATTTTAATTACCATTCAACTACTGAAATTTATATCTTATTATTACAATTCCTGAACCGCCGGTTGCACCATTAGTACCATTAGAAAAACTAGCACCACCTCCACCACCAGAGTTAGTTCCACCAGCTCCACCATTTCCAGGACCTGAAGCAGCTGAACCTGCATTAATTGCTGATCCACCACCAGCTCCAGCACTATCAGTAGGAACAGATCCACCTCCACCTCCGCCACCAATTCCACCAGCTCCACCAGTGTTAGCGTGAGATCCACCACCACCGCCACCGCCCCAGTAGTAGTTATTACCATCAATATTATTTTGTTTTCCAGCGCCTCCTGCACCAGCGTTTCCACCAGTTCCACCAGCACCATTTCCACCAACTGCTGCGGCACCACCTCCGCCACCACCTCCAGATTGGTGACCTGCTCCTGATCCACCATCGAAACCTTGAACGGGTGATGCGGGTGAAGATTGAGCGGGAGTATTTCCTGACCCTCCTGCTGCTATTGGGGGAGCTTGAGTCCCAGGTCCACTAGCAGATCCACCACCACCGCCTGATCCACCACTAGCACCAGCTACTCCACAACCACCATCATAACCTCCACCGCCACCACCACCGTTTGAAGTGATTGTACTCCAAGTAGAATTAGAACCTGATGTTGCTGTCCCACCTGCACTAGGAGCAGCAGATTGTCCAGCGCCACCCCCACCAACTGTAATTGGATAAGCTTGTGCTGTAACTGTTTCTGTGCCTGCGTTACCATTAGGACTTGGAAAAGATCCTCTAAAACCTCCTGCACCTCCTCCACCAGAGTGTTGAGTGGCTCCGCCACCTCCACCAGCGACTACTAAATAATCTATTTTGTTAGAACCTGCTGCATTACCAGCATTACTTACAGTGAAAGTTCCTGGTCCTGTGAATGTATGAACTTTAAAATTTGTACAAACAGTGGCTGTTGTGTTTCCACCAGAAGCTGCAACAAAAGCTGGAGTTAATCCTGTTTCTGTGTCCTCTGCATTTTGAACATTAATCCAACCTTCAGTTCCATCCACATAAACTAAAGTAATAGCCTGACCATTAACATTTAATATTGCATCATCCGCTACACCACCTATTTTTTCAGAACCATTTGGACTAATTGTTAAATTATTTGTATTAAAAGTTCTTGTATAATCTGAAAGAGCTACAATTGCACCCGCTGATCCAGCAGGTAGGTTTACTGTAAAACCACCAGATGTTGTATTACAAAAATATCCTTCGCCACTTGCTGCTGTAAATGTGCTTGTTTTAATACTAGATGTTTGCCAATCTACTGCACCTGTTCTACCAAAACCTGTCTGTGTTCCATTGTTTGTAATTGTTACACCACTAGGAATTGTGAATGTGTCTCCACTATCCCCTAATGTAGTTGTACCACACGCTGTTCTTGGACTAATTTTATTTACTTTTATTTCACTCATATTACCTATTGAAATTTGTACCTTAATATTACTATTCCTGATCCACCGTTTCCAGCATCAGAACCATTATTACCAGAACCAGCTCCGCCACCACCAGAATTATCTCCACCATTACCACCTGTTTTATTTGAAGATGGACTAGTGTTAGAACCATTTCCTCCAGCATTAATTGCTGATCCTCCACCGGTTCCAGCAGTACCACTACAAGAACCGCCGCCACCACCACCGCCAATTCCACCAGCTCCACCTAAATAATCGTGAGATCCACCACCGCCACCACCACTCCAGTAGTAGTTATTACCATCAATATTGTTTTGTTTTCCAGCACCTCCTGCACCAGCAGTATTTGTTGGAGATGTACCAGCGTTAGCTCCAACTGCTGCAGCACCGCCACCACCGCCGCCTCCATAATTGTGACCAGTTCCAAATCCGCCAGCGTGACCTTGAACGGGGGATGCGGGCGAAGATTGAGGAGGAGTATTTCCTGCTCCTCCTGATCCTTGTTCACTAGTTGTGCCACCTGGAGCCCCAGATGCACCGCCGCCGCCTGATCCACCACTAGCACCAGCAACAAAAGGACCTGAACCATTGTAGCCTCCACCGCCACCACCACCAGCTGAAGTAATTGAATTCCAAGTTGAATTAACACCTGGCGTTGCTGTTGTATTTACGTTAGGGCCAGTAGGAGTTTTTGCTCCTCCACCCCCAACTGTTACTGGATAACCTTGAACTGAAACTGGTGTTGTACCTGCGTTACCATTAGGGCTTGGAAAAGATCCTCTAAAACCTCCTGCACCTCCACCACCAGAGTGTTGAGTAGCTCCGCCACCACCGCCGGCAACTATTAAATAATCTACTTTGTTAGATCCTGCAGAATTTCCTGCAGAAGATACACAAAATGTACCTGGACCTGTAAATGTATGAACTTTAAAATTTGTATCAACGGTTGCAGTTGTGTTTCCTCCTGTTGCTGCTACAAATTGTGCTCCTACTACTGAATCATCTACGTTTTGAACATTAATCCAACCTTTTGTTGAATCTACATATATAAAAGTTGCAGCTTGACCATCATTCGCTAACACTGCATCAGTTGCTATACCACCAATTTTTTCTGAACCATTTGGACTTATTGTAAAATTATATGTTCCAAAATTTCTTGCATAATCAGAAAAAGCTACAATAGCTCCTGCTGATCCAGCAGGTAAATTTGCTGTTAGAGCACTTCCAGAATTTATAAAATATCCTTCACCATTTACTGCGGTAAATGTAGCAGTCTTTGGTGTTGTTACCCAATCTACAGTTCCTGTTCTACCAAAACCTGTTTGCGATGCACCTGATGCAAGAGTAATGGTATCGCCACTTGCACCTAAAGTTATTGTGTTAGAGCTTTCATTAATGATGTTAGCACCGCATTGGTTTTGTATGTTGTTTACTTTAATTGTACTTGTCATAATTATTGATATTTATACCTTATTACAACTATACCTGATCCGCCTGCTCCACCAGTAGCATCTGTTGGTGATCCACCAGCGCCACCTCCTCCTCCAGTGTTAGCTGTTCCTGCACCTCCTGTGCCACCAGGCGAAGTTCCTGATCCACCACCACCTGATCCTCCTGAACCATCTGTACTACTAGAAGAAGCCCCACCTCCTCCTCCAGCTCTAGCAACTGGTGATAATGTTATAGATGATGTTACACCTGCACCTCCATTACCTCCAGCACCTGGAGAAGCATTAGAACCAACTGCTCCAGCACCGCCTCCTCCACCACCAGAATATTGTGGACCTGCAGAACCTTGTCCACCATTATTTCCTTGTGATGGACTTACAGGAGGCTCATTTCCTTTACCACCTAAATGATTAAAAAAACCACCTCCACCTCCAGATCCACCTTGTCCACCATTATATGTGCTTGTTGATGTTGAGCCATCTGAAATTGTAGTTGGTGGTCTAACTTCTCCAGGACTGTTATTCATTCCACCATCGCCACCTCCTACAGATGTTATTGTGCTAAAAATCGAATTTGAACCAAATCCATTTACATAAGCTCCTGGTCCTTTTCCTGTTCCACCTCCGCCGACTGTAATTGGATAACCTGTTACTGAAATAGGTAAAGAAGTTGAACTTGCTAATGGACTAGCTGCATAACTACCAGATGTAGTTGAACAATGAGATTCTCTATAACCTCCTGCTCCACCTCCTGCTCCACCTCCGCCAGGGTTAGTAGAACCACCAGCACCACCTCCTCCAGCTACTACTACATAATCTACTTTTGCTACTGGACCTGCACCCGCTGAAACACAAAAAGTACCTGGTCCTGTGAATGTATGAATTTTAAAATCTCCGCAAGTTGTAACGGTTCCACCTGTTGCTGAAATAAATACATTTTTTTCTGAAGAACCAACATTTTCATTAACAGGTACCCAACCTTGTGTTGCATCAACATAAACTACTGTTAATGTATTTCTATCTCCAGAAATTTCACCATCATTAGCAGCTCCTTCAAAGTTAGAACCATTTCTTGCTAAAAAAATACTATTAGTTCCAGCTGTTCCTGCATAATCTGCTACTGCTACTATATCACCTGATGATGGTGAAGCTGGAAGTGTAACTGTGATTGCACCTGAAGTGGTATCTACGAAATAACCCTCACCATTTGCTGCTGTGAAAGTCGCTGTTTTAATAGATCCAGTTTGCCAATCAACGGTCCCTGTTCTACCAAAACCAGATTGACTAGCACCACTTCCTAAAGTTACTGTATCACCAGATTCACCTAGTGTTAAAGTAGTTCCGCATTGTGGTGCAACTGTATTTACCTCTATTTTACTCATTAAACTATTACCAACGTTCCTGTTACTGTTATAGTTGCAGGAATAGTTATTGGTCCTGCTAGTACAGCGCTTTCTATAGTTTGTGTACCATCAATCGTTGCCGCTTGATTGGGTATAAATTCATTCGGTCCTGTTTGGCCTCCAATATATTGGATACCATTTATTATTGCAGTCATAATTCCTCCTACGAACTAATTGTATCGATGTACGAAAGAACCACGTCTAAACTACTTGCTGTATCAGAGACGGCTTCTAACGTATCACCACTAGCTAAAACAATTTTTGCTCCACCTTGAATTAATTCAATTGCAGAGTTTGGTGGAATAACTACTCCTTTTGCTAAAAAGTAATCAGCTCCGCCTTTTGCAATCTTAACATCAATTGCAATAGTTGATGTTAAAATATTACAACATCTAATACCAATAACTGCATCATAGTTTCCACCCGCTAACAGTGTAGTATCTGATGTTCCAATTGTTCTAACTAATACGTTTCTAAAATCTTGTGCCATATTTATTTCCTATAATGCAACCGCCATTGCTAATGCAAAACCATTGCTTGCTGCTCCTACCGGATTACCTGTAGCATCTAAATAAACAGATTTACTTGCAGGTAAAGTACAGAACACATCTTTTGTACCTGAACTAAAATCTACAGCTGAGTCTGAATTAGAACTGGAGATAACTTGAGTTCTAGCTAAGTTAGCACTTGATCCATCTAATGTACCACGTCCTACCTCAAACTCACTAGTACCTTGATTAAAGATACAATAATAAGTTTCATTGTTGTTTCCTATTCCTGCTGCAAAAGTTTCAAAACCAGTTGCCGCTGAACCAAGTGCGAACGCACCTGTGCCAGTAGTTGTGCTTGTTACTTTTACTCTGTCATTTATTACTAAAGCCATTTATTCTCCTATGCCATACTTATAATTGCATTGGCTGGTGTTGCTGGATCTGGGAAGGTAATTTTAAACGTGCCATTAGTTGCAGTTTTATTTCCTCCAAAATCTAAAACAACGCAAAGTTTATCACTGTTAGTACTATTATAAATAGCTGCAAAGGCTGCTGTAAAAGTTGCTGATGACCAAGTTGCATCTGCAAAGTCTACTGAAGCAACTGCTGTCGAAGCAGCAACAGCTTGTGAACCTAAAGTTTCTCCACCTGTTGTGTAGTTACTTCCTCCAGAAGAACTAACTTCGCTAGTTCCTACTTTAACCGTGCTTGATGTTGTATACGGATTTGCTGTGTACAACGCTATTTTAAATGTGTTACCACCAGAAGAAAAATTATGCGTTCCCGAAAAGAGTTCTCCTCTAAATGAAAAAGGTATTACGTTTGCCATATTTTTTATCTCCTTTAATAACTTGATGGTGATTCAGATTTGATAGGAAGACGAATAACACCATCATTGTATTCGTTTCTGCGTCTACGACCAATTTGTTCGGTAGCATACGTTTCTAAAGCTTCTTTATAAGCCGCTTGATAGTATTGTAACATATCCTGCGGTCCTTTCAAGTATGCATATGCATTTACTAGGCAAGCATACAAAAGTAAATCTTGGTACTTATTCGAGAGATAGGTCCCTGTAGCACTGACACTAGCGTCAGTTAGACTAGTTGGATTCTTATTATACGCCAACGTAATTTCGTAAGCTGCGTTAGGCGTAGGTGCAATAACCCAATAATTCTCATCCCAATTAGCATAGTATTTAGGAAGAGTGGTAGATGCAGTGCCTGGTGTGTCGTAATAAGTCGCTATATAACTAGGGTCTCTTTGCTCTAAATAGACTTGATTACCAGAACTATCTTTTAGTTGAACATATCTAATGACCCTTAAATCTGCTGGGATGGTAACATATCTGTTTCCAATAATTGTAGTTGATGTAGCATAGTGTCTTTCCATGTCAGCATCAAACGATCTATAAATTCTTTCTTCTGCGTTTTGTATAAATCTATTTAAGACAGCTTCAGTAAAAACTGTGCTGTCTACTTCTGTGTAACTTTTTATATCGTCTTGTAAGTTTGTTAAAGTGTATGCCATATTATGCCTGTGGTCCTATTGTTTTTAATGTTACCGGACCTGAAGATACATTATAACCTCCTCCAGCGATTTGTCCAGTAGTTGCATTACTACCTGCAGTAAAATAATAATTGTTTGCTGGCGTTAATAATAGTCTAACTGAAACACCTGAATTATGAGAAGCAGCTGTAGATCCAAAAGCTCCCCTTGTAACCCCAGTTAATTGATTGTCTGTAACTTCTGTTATATTAATTTGACCACCCATTTCTGCATGGCTTGAACATTGATAATATAATGTGGCAGGCGCTGAACTATCTACAACAATTCTTGTATATGCACCTTCAGTAACTCCAGGAGTACCAAACGTTGTGACTCCAGTTGTATATTCTCCACCGCTTTTATCTGCTGCTGTGTAAAATCTTAAAGGGTGGGTTTCGTTAGTAGAATCAGTTTGACTAAAAGTATATGTCCCAGTTTTAATAAAAGTTAATGTATCTTGTTGTACATTATCTATATAATATTTATTACCACTTGCAGTATTTACAACTCTCACAGAAAATGTTTGTTGAATATTATCTGCTGGACCAACTCCAGTGTAACTAATAATTTCTGTTCCTACTAATGCACCATATGTCGGTGTGCCACTTGGATTTGCAATTGTAGGTTCAAAAGGTGATGTTGCAACTCCGTTGAATCCACTTACTGTAGATAAAATGACATCTGTTGTAGTTGCATCAATGGCTCCATTTAATGTTGTTGTATAACTAGTATATAAACCAGGATAAACTGTGTAACCCGCAGCTTGACAAATAGTTGCTCCAGTAATTCCATCGATGTTTGCAATATTACTAAACTGTGGATCAGTTGAAGCAGCAGAGCTGGTTGTAGGAGCTCCTCTAAATCTTACTTGATCTCCATAATTTCTTTGATGATTAGGAGAGTTTACATTTATAATTGGTGAGCCTGCAGCAAAAGTTCTTAAAGGATTAAAATCTAAAAATCTTAATGTATCAGGTGGTGGTTGTTGTGGTCTTGATTTTGGTAAAGCAGTTGGATCAGCTTGACTTGGTTTAGGATCTAGTTGTGGTTGTTTAGATTCAAATTCAGAATAGTGTACAAATAACCCATTCCATTGTGTGACCATTTCATTCCATGGAAATGCTTGGCCACTAATGTCAGAGATTGCTAATGCATATTTTCCTTTTGCAAATCTTGCCATAATTAAACACTAGGGTAATAGGTCTTAGGTGTAACAAATGTACTGTTGCTTGACCCATCCGCTGCCTCCGCTCTTAATAGTTCGTCTTCGTATAAAAGTTTTAAATTTTGTGTTCTGTCTGGTGCATATTTTAAACTTAAATAATAAGCTAATCCTGCACACATACACGGAATGTAGTAGTATGGAACATCGGCTGCATTTGTATAATCTCCTGCATCATCAATTCTTTTCATGTAATAAAATTGAACTCTGTCACCAGCCTGACTTGAACTTGGTGTTGTGTATAAAGTTATTGTAACTCTATCTATAAATCTTTGGACCCAATATTGTGATGGTTGTCCTTGTGCTAATTTATTTGAAAGAGCTGAATAAGTTGATCTAGAAACTTTAGTTAGAGGACTATCTGATTGACTTGTTGTACCTGCATTACTTCTATAAGATGCTTCAAAAACATCATCAACACTATATAAAGCAGCACCAGCACTATTTAATAGTGTGGATGTGCCATCGCCACTAGAACGATAGCCAATATATTCATTGGTTCCAGCAACTAGTGTCAAGTATCCATCTGCTATTTCCCATAAATGAATACCTCTGTTAGCCCATTCTTGAAATAAAATATTTAAAGAACGTCTTGCAGTCTTTAGTTGATATCCTGAAACTCCTCGTATACCGATACGTTCAAAAGCTTCTTCTACAATATCGTCTATTGCAAAATTTTTTCCAAACGTTGTAGTTCCAGAAGTAGTGTTAGCCATTAGACTACGCTCCTGTTATTGTTACAGTAACGCTTCCGCTAGACCCAGTTAAATGAAATACTATTCCTTCTTTAAAAAGAATTCCTGAACCAGGAACATATACTTCTAAGCCTTCAGTTCCATAATGATATGTAGCTACTAGATTACCAGAAGCTGCAGCACCTGCAGTAGCACAATCATGTAATTTTAAAACAGAACTTGCTATTCCTTTTCCTTGAATAGAAGTAATTCTAGCTCTACCAGCTCTTGATAAAGTATTAGAACCAATAGTACTCATGTGTAGGGTTGTTTGGTCACTTGAAAATGATCCTCCGCCTGCCATAACTTTTCTCCTTATTAAAGGTGCTCCCGAAGGAGCACCAAATTATTTATTATACACTGTGATCGTTAGCTTGAGTATAAGTAATTGTTACTCTTGCTCTTCCAGCAGAACTGTCACCATTAGCGTCAATGTATTTCATTGCGACTCTAACATCAGATGTTCCAACGTTTCTCCAATTTGTACAAAGACCAGTTGTTCCTAATGCTACAGGACCTATTGCTGCAACGTTTGCGCCGTCAACAAATAAGTCTGAGTTACCTACGATACCAACATCTAAAGTGTCAGCACCACCACCATTAAATGCTACTTCAACGTTAACGTCGATAGCTATAATGTGTGATTTTGCAGGTATAACAATGTTAGTTGTTAAATCAGTTACGTTTGTGTACACGATCTTTGCAGATTGAGACATTACAACGTGACCCGTATTTTTTACGTTTGTTCCAACTGTTGTACCAGTTGTGTGTGAAATCGGTCCAGCTTTAATTGGTCCCGAAAATGTAGTTGATGCCATAATTATATCCTCCTAGTTTACGAACATAGTCTCTAGGCCGTCGACTATACGCGTCTATGTTCTAATTAATTGTATAGT